GTCCTCTGGGGCGGCTCGATCCGGCCCTACCCCCTAGGGTCATACCTTGTGCGATATATGCGGACACCCAATGCGCCCAGCCACCGCGTAGTCACAGGGCGGACACTCCGGGCCATGCCACTTGCTCCGGTCGATGTCGCAGTGACCGAGCGTCCAGTTGCCCGGGTCGATCGGCTCGCCACACCGCCAGCAGTTGAACGACAGGCCGCGATCCATACGACGCTGGTAGTCGGCTCGCAGCCTGTCGTGGTGGGTGTCGTAGCCGCGTGCCTGTCGTGTCCCTCGTGCGCGCTCACGTTCGCGCCTGTGCTCAGCGCACCGTGACTCAGGCTGCAGTCTCCAGCATCCGGGCTCGGCGCAGACCTTCACGCCGGCGCATCCAGCCAGTCCTGCAGCAGCTCATCGATCAGCTTGTGGCACTCGTCCCATGCCGAGGGCTGCACCTTGCCGAGTACGTGCGGCTTCCGCTTGGCCTGGTAGTTCGCCATTGCCAGCACGTCGGCGATCTCTGCGCGCGTGCTCTGGTCGGTGACGCGGATGACGGTCATGGCAACCTCCCCGACGACAAAGCCCCGCCAATCCAAGGCAGGATGACGGGGCAGATGCCGGTATCAGGGGATGCAGTCGCCCCGTTGCCGGTGGCATAAGCATGCCACATGGATGGATTGGCAGCAACGTGCCACGCCCTTACTCGGCCGCGAATGCAGCGCCCAAGCAGTGACAGCCACGACACCGTTCGTGAACGTTGCGAGCATCGCCACGTCGTCGCTAGACGCCAGCCACATCGTGAAGTTCAGCGCTGCTACGGAACCGGCGAGGACGACAAGCCACAGCCTGCTCATCCCGCCACCTCTCGCTTCCTCGTCGGCGTCATTAGGTGCTTCCTCCAGAGCGAAGGCCACCACACCCAGACCTCGTGCGTCTTCGGGTCACAGTAGGCCTCGGCCTCGCAGTCGGCGAGCCACTGGCGCACCGTCCGCTCTGGTCGTCCCTGCGCCTTGAGTGTGCCGATGGCGTCGATCTGGTGGACCCACTTCTCGGCGCCCTCGGATCGCAGCATCTTGGCGTGCGCTCGCTGGACCCCGGCCGTGTCGAGCCGGACCTTGCATCGCGGGCACTTCCACTCGTCGTCACTCCCGTCGTCTCGCATGCCGTAAAGGTGGATGAGTCGCGGCGGCTTGTCGCAGTGCGGGCAGACGACACGGGTCAGCTCCTGGCGCTTGCCAGCGTAGAGCAGGTTCTCGAGCCGCACCCGCGCCTTCCCGATGTCGCTGGCGAAGTCATCCCACTCGGCCAGGTTCTCCCACGCCCAGTCGAGCAGCGAACGGATCACGTTGGCCTCGGTCGCCACGGTTGGTCGCCGGCCCTCTAACGGGAACCCGTGCTCTGCCCGCCATTGCTCAGACCAGAACAGGAGCGTCTGGAGCACGGGCTCGGTGTCGTCCTCGTCCTCACTGCCAGTCCAACAGCGCGAGTGGTCGAGCCGTTGGCAGGTGGCGAGGTGGCGTTCCTCGTGGAGTTCGACTCGCCGCTCGTTGGTCTCCCGGTCCGCCACTCCAGCCAGCGCCACCATCGCCTCACCGCCAGGCAGGCTGTGCCCGTCGATCTTGGCCGACGCTCGGTGGATGGCCTGGGCGAGCAGGTTGGCGTACAGCTCGACGATGGTGGTCAAGTTCCGAGCCACCTTTACGACGGGGCTGACGTTGGTCTCAGTCTCGGTCTCGCTCACTCGTCCCCCTCGGTAGTTGCATCGACGTCACGCTCGATCCGGTCGGCGCGGTCACGGAGCCAGTCGCCGATGCGGCCCGGAGATCCGACAGGCGTGGTCACGCGGCCGCCCAACTCGTCAGCCGCCGCCCGAAGCGCCCGCACCTCAGCGGCCTGCTCCCGTTCGGCGACGATCCGCTCGACGGCGGCGAACACCTTGCCCTGCTCCCATGTGCCGGTCTGAGCACCGGTGTATTCGACATCTCGCAGCACCTCGAGGAACGTTTCCTGCTCCTCAGCCGTCAGACCGCTCATCGCCCACCCCCGCTGATCCGCCCACGCACCGCGCCGAGAGCAGCGTCGGCAAGTTCCACATCCGACAGCACTTGGCGAGCGGGCCACGGACAGGACACACACTCGCCGGTGCGCGGATCGTGGTCGGACATCGGCGCGTGCTCTGGCGCAGAGAAGCGGTCGGCCACCGTCTCGCGCTGCTCGGCCAGCCACTCGTCCACCGTCTGCGCGGCGACAGGGACCGGGCAGAAGCGCTCGTGGTGCCACATGTCATCGAGCCGCACGCACTGGCAGCCCAGCCGCTCCCGCAGCACCTCCTCCAGCGGGCGGCTCACTGGTCGGACTCCTGCGTCAGGGCGGGCGTGATCTGCTCGTGCCAGTGGTCCTGCCACAGCGCCAACTGGTCAGCCTCGTCGGGTACCGCCCGCCGCAGCACCGCTTCGACGTGGGCCGCTCGGGCTTCGGCGAGTACGACTCGGGCGGCAAGGTTGGCGATGGTCTGCGATTGGACGACTTCGCATGCCCAGCAGTCGACGTTGCGAGTGTTGGCCTCCGCGCGTTCGTGATGCAGCGCCTTCGACAGCTCGGACCGGAAGGCCTGCTCGCCGTGCTCCGCGCTCATCGGCCACCGCCTCGGGCCTCAGCCTGGCGGACGTGCTCGGCGTAGACGCCACCGTCGTACTCGCCGCGCTTCACGCTGATTCCGCACTCGTAATGGACGATGTCGCCGTCCATTCGCCGGGCGCAGCCAATGTGGGCGTGTCGCACCCGCGCCCGCTCGTCGTCCCGCGCGGCCTGCACGAAGAACGCGGCCAGCGCCGGGAAGTTCTCGTAGGGGCAGCACATCGGATCGCTGCTGTGGCCGCACCGCTGCGGACGGTCTGCCAGAGCGTTCGCCACCGCTTCGGCGCACTCGGCGAGGACCGCATCGCCCTCCAGCGCCTCCACGTCGCCCGCGCTCGGGGTGGGCTGCTCGACGCTCTCCAGCTCAGGTTCGCAAGCGGGGCAGCCGTTGCAGTCGGCGCAGCACGGCAGATACTCGCTCGGGGTGGGCTGCGGGCCGGTCATCGGGCACCGCCTCTCCAACGCCGCCTCCGGTTCGGGGTGTCGCGCAAGACGCGTTGCCATTGCGCACGGACTTCTTCGCGAGCACCCCGTGCATGTGCCTCTCGCGTCGCCATGACTGCCAAGCACTCGGACGAGCAGATGTCGAGCTGGTCGACGTACCCCGTGTGGTCGTAGCGGTCGACCCGATAACGGATCACGCCAGGATCCACGTCTTCCCTGCACATGTCGCAGCACGTTGTCTTGGTCATTTCGTCGCCTCCAGTGCTTCGATGGCTTCTTCGAGTGCGTCGACCACAGCCTGCGCACGGGCCAGTTGCTCCCTAGCGGCGTACCGCTCACCCTTGAGGCGGGCGTAGGACACCATGCCGGGGCGGTACAGCAGTTCGGTCAGGTCGAGCCGTGCGACGAGCGCCCTCTGTGCGGCGCGCGCCTTCGCGTAAGCGTTGTTCGCCGCGCTCTTGGCTTCGTCGACGCCGAGTGCCTTAGGCGGCTCTTGTGGAACGAGATGGATCATCACGACCGCCCCTCAGCCTTGGCGAGCAGTTCGGCCAACTTGTCGCGCTCCATGCGGGTATTCAGCATCCGCTCGCGGTACTCGTCCGTCCGACCCCGCTCCTTGTCGCGTGCGGCGCGGATTCGGCTGTCGACGATCTGCTCGACGACCATGTACAGGTCGGCGGGCATGACGTCGGATGGCTCGCACTCCATCTCGTCAGCAAGGGCGATGAAGAGCGCATCTAGGTCCGCTCGCTCGGCGGAAGTCAGATGTGCACCAGAGTCGGCCGTGCGGTCCTGCTCGCTCATGCTCCTGCTCCCTGCTGCTCGCCCGCCTGGTCGGCGGAGGTGGGGTTGGTCAGTCCGGCGCACTGGTAGGTGCTGACGAACGTGGCCGCACCGTAGGTCGGCGGCGTCTGCCAGATGTGCGCAGCGTGAGGCTGCCTCTGCCCGCAGTAGTGACCTGCGATCGTTTCGTTGCTCATGCTGTCGCCTCCTCGGCGTTGGTCTCGGTGTGCTGCGCCTTCGCCAGCCGGTCAGTGGTCATGCGATCGCCCCTCCGTTCAGGCCGTACATCTCGCCGTGCGGCTGCCAGCGGAAGCCATCGGCCTTGCGGAGTCGGCTCGGCCAGTCGCGGTCCTCGCGCGGACCACGCCACTGCACGAGATCCGCGAACCCCTCCGCCCCGATCGAGCGCATGCCATAGCCGAACTCGGGCCAGCCGAGCAGCGCCGAGGAGCCACGGGGACGCAGGTCGCGAACCCCGCCCTTGCCGATCGCGTGGCCGGCGTGTGCCTCCATCAGCAGCGCACACCCTCGGTCGCGGATCGTGTCCAGTGCTGCGAGCACTGGGGCGGCCTCGTCGTCGGTCTGGATCGCCTTGGTGGTGAGCCGGTACAGCGGGCCGATGACGACGAGGTCTGGCTCGGTGGCGTCGAGAAGCTGGTGGATCTTCGACAAGTCCTTGTCGCGGGTCACGTCGAGCCGCGTGGAGCACTCGACCATGACGCGCTCGGACGGGTCGGGTGCCGCGGTCTTGCGGACCCAGTCGACCGCGGGCCGGATCTTGCGTCGCACCTGAGACCAGGTGTTCTCGCAGTCGACGATGAGCGATCGGACCGGCTCGAAGTGCTGGAGCGAGTCGAACGGGTTGAGTCCGGCCGCGGCATGGATGGCGAACTGCCGCAGCAGGTGTGACTTGCCGAGCCCCTCCTCGCCGGTGAGCATGAACCGGTCGCGACGCTCGAGGAGGCCGGGGATCAGCCACTCGGGCTCGTCATCGACCTGCGAGAGGAGTTCGGTGACGGTGACCGCTGCGGGTTCCTCGTCGACGCCCATGTCGCGGATGCCGACGAACCGGTTGGCGATGCTGGCCGCGAGGCCGACCGGGTTGGCGTCGAGGTTCTGCGCCTCTTGCAGGGCCGCGCGGGCAGTCTCCTCGATCCGGCGTCTCGTCGACCAAGCGCGGATGATGGATGCGTAGTCAGCCGCCCCGGCAGCGACGCCACCAGCGATGACAACCTCGCCGAGCGCTTGGAGAGCCAGTTTGTCGCTGACGAGCAGCGCTCTGATGGTGCTGATGTCGACGAGCCGGTCGTGGTGGTCGAGTCGGCTGATGGCGTTCCAGATCGCCTCGTGTGCAGGCTGGTAGAAGTCCGAACCGACGACGATCTTTCGGGCCTTCATGCGGGCGGGCTTGGAGTAGAGGCAGGCGGACAGGAGCGCGAGCTCTGCCTGCTTGTCGTAGCGCTGCTCGATCTCGATCACTGCTCGAACACCCCCTTAGGCAGAGGCGGGAGGATCAGGCGACCGCTGTTGTCGACTCGGACGGAGGGGCTGGCCTGACGGACCTCGTGGACCACGGACGCCAGGGTCGACGGGTGCAGGCCCTTGCGGTGCCAGGCAGCGAGTCCAGCGCGAACGTCATTGGCGGGGATGCCCTCAGCGAGCAGGGCCTTGACCTCGCGGCCGATCTGTCCGATGACGCGCCCGGGTGGTCGAGCGTTGCAGTGGTCGATCCACTCGGCGACGAGCACCTGCGAAGTCGACTCGGCCGGCGCGCCAGAACCGTCAGGTTCTGTATTGGGTTCGGGTACGGGTACGGGGCGATTCGGGGGCGATTCGGGCGACCCCATCGGCACCCCATCGGGTACCTGATCGGGTACCCGATGGCACAACTCGCAGTCAGGGTCAGTCACACCGCGGGCGACATGCCAGCGCTTGTGGTTGCCGCGAGCGCCAGCCTCGGCCTCCTTGATGCGGATGGCTTCGGTGACTGCCGCGCTCGGCTGGAAGCGTGACCAGTCGTGGAAACGCCAGCCCTTCTCGCCCTCGTGGACAGCGTCGTCCCAGAGTCCTGCGTCGACCAGGCGCTTGGCGTCGGCCCTCGAGCCCCAGCGGCCGAGCACGTCCTCTGGGATGAATCCGTCTGTGAGGTTGCTCATCGACCAGGATCCAGCGAGGACCCAGACGCCCATCGCCGCCTTGCCAGCCTTGCGGGCCTTGCGGTGGTCGTGGAGCTTGTCGTCGACCTTGAACCAGACCACTAGCGGCACCCCCAAGCCGTTTCCCAGGAGTGCTTGCAGTCAGTGCAGACGTAGGCGGCGTCGCATCCGCCCTCGACGCGCACGAGGTAGATGGGCTCCTCGACGTTGAGGACGCAACGCGGGCATCCGTCAACGTGCGGGTCAGTGCAGGTTGAGTCGGGCGGTGTTGCCACGCCCTCGGTTGGTGGCAGAATGCTCACTACCGATCACTCCTAATCAGTTGGTCGGTCAGGCCCGAGGACCGTTTTGCGGCGGTCGCTCGGGCCGCCCTGTTTGCGGTCAAGGCGGCAAGGCCAGTGTACCGCACTGAGGGGTTAAAAATGGCGCCTGAACTGGGCAAACGCATCATGCCGCGGACTCCTTGAGTTCAGCTGCATGCCGCTTCTTCTCGGCCCTTCTGATCGCGTCTGACGTGACGCCGAGTCGGCCCAATGCGTCGAGTTCGCTCAGTGAGCAGACGTTCCTCAGGAAGTCCCACTCGTCGAGCAATTCGCGCCAGGGCAGACCCCCGCCGACCGTGGTGTCAGATCCCCTATTCGGCCGCTCGCCGGGGTCGTCGATGTTGTCCCAGGCGAGCGGCGGGGCGTACCCCAATCGCGCGGCCCTATTGCGGACTCGGTTTCGGTGATAGCCGGTAGGGAGCGTCATGCACAGCCGCTCGTAGGCTTCGGCGACTCGTTCGGCGGTCGCTGCGAAGACGCTGGGAGACGTGCCGGTTTCGATCTTGTGCACCGCCTGAGCTGTGACGCCGAGGGCCTGCGCAATCACGGTTCCGCTGTGCCCCATCGCCATCAGCGCTTGAATGCGACGGCGCGTGCCGATGGCGGGAACCATTCGAGCGCCGTAGACCGTGCGCGACTTCTCGTATCGGGTCTTCGCTGCGACGCACGGTGCGCATGCTTTCTCTCCATCGCGGCGATGCGCCTTGTGGCCGGCCGTGGTTCCGTGCCGCGGATCGTCAGGCAGCATCGTGCTTCCCCTTCCGAACCAGCGCCCGACGCTCCCGAGCCGTCAGCCCGCCATAGATGCCGTTGTCGAGGTCGCCGATCTCGAAGGCGAACTCGAGGCACTTCTGGCGCACGGGGCAGTCGGTGCAGATCTGCTTCGGGAGCTCGGCTTGCTGTGCGGTGGTCGGGAACCAGGCGTCAGGGCCGAGGACGTCGCCGGTGGAGCAGCTGGCCTTGGTCATCCATGCGGGGATGGTGGCGGCCCAGTTGAGGATGTCGGTGATCATGTTGGATCCTTGGGGTTGCAGGCGAGTCCGTTCGTGGGTCGCCATCCGAGTGCCATGACCTTCCTGGCGAGTCGGTAGGCGTTGGCTCCGTCGTCGTTGATGTCGCGCAGGTGTGCCCACAGGTCGCGAGCTGCTACGGCGTCGATCCCGTAGCGGTCGGCGTGGGCGACGAGTTCGGCGGCGATGGCTCCCTCGAACTCGCAGAGGGCGCGGGCGACGACGTTGTCCTGGTGGTCTGCGCCGCAGGTGTGGAGGGTCACAGCGACCACCTCTCCCACTTGCTCGGCACATCCCGGGTCACCTGCCAGCACACGGGAGCGACTCGGGGCGCGCAGGAGACGAGCAGCGCCATCGCCCCGCAGGCTTCGGCGAGGGTGACGAAGCGGTTGCGGTCGTCGGGACCGAGGGTCTTGTTCGCGGTCCCGACCTGGATCAAAGCGAGCCCGAAGAACGGGTGGACCATCACGAGGTCGGCGGCACCCTTCGACCCTGCCGAGCGGGCCACAAGGAGCCAGCCGGCGTCGATGAACAGGTCGCGGATCTTGTGCTCGCGGGCGCGGCCCGAAGTGGCGGTGCTCATGCGGCTTCGCTCTTGGTGAACCCGACGCCACGACAAGCCGGGCAGAGGCCATAGCCCCGGTAGCAGTTGTCTGCTCTACAGCGTCCGCCACCTCGACGACCACTGCCCTTGCACTTCGAGCAGATCTCACCGCGTCCGGTGCCTTCGCATGGGTCGCAGATCGCGCCGTCCTCAATGATCCGGCGCATGAGCCGGTACGCCTTCGGTGCCGCCCCGGAGACCTTGCCTAGGTATCCGGGGGCCTCGGCCTCGATCGCAGCATGGATCTCCTCCCACGCATCGACGAGACGCGCCCACTGAGGAGAAACGTCGCGCATGGCCTGGAAGGTGAGCTCGGCCAGCGGGTGCGACTTGAGCAGCAGTTGGCAGCGGCGGAAGTCGGCAGGATCGTGCGGGTACGTGCTTCCCCAATGCGTGCGCCCTACCTGAGAGCCGGTTAGGCGCGAGACGATGGCCTCGGACGAGATTCCGCGCTCGCCGCGTGCGAGCCAGTTCGTGAAATGCCCCAGCGGGACGAGCGGCTCGCTCACACCGCACCCCCTGCTGGCTCCTCAGCGGACGGAGCGACGTCGACCGGCAGGGTGTCGGCGGCCTTGATCTCAGCCACGCGCGCCTCGATCGCTGCACGTTGGGCCGGGTTCTGCTTCCACCAGTCGCCGAGCCGTGCCAGGTCGGTGGCGCAGGCGATCATGGCGTCGGTGAGCGCGGGGGCAGCCTCCGGCAGCGGGTCGACCTTGTAGGTGCCCGGCTTGCCCTGGCTGACGAGGATCGGTGCATGTTGGGTGCCGTCAATGTGCGAGAGTCGAGAGATCCGAGTCCCGCCGGGCGTGTCGTTGCCGAACTTCACCTTCTCGTCGGCGAACAACTCGACCCGCCTGCCGATCCAGTTGTCAGACTCCCTGCCCCAGCAGTGAGCCAAGACGCGCCGCATGTTCTTCCCGGGCTTCCAGGGGCGGTCAAACTCGGCGAGGTGGACGGACACGGGCTGGTCTGCGCCGATTCGAACGTCAACCTTGGTGACGGTGAAGACCCGCGGCGGCCCCCCGCGCAGGTCGATGTTGTCGAGCTGGTTCGAGTTCGGCGCGAGCGTCTCGCTGATGTCGGGCATGTCAGATCACTTCCAGGTCGAAGTCGATGCGGGGCGCAACAGGGAGGCCGACCACGCGCTCGCGGTAGTCGGCGACCAGCGCAGTCGCAGTGGTTTCGAAAGAGCGGCAGGCGGCCTCAATGGCCGCGAACCAGGCAGGGTCGGGGTAGACGCGCTTGACGTAGACGTGCATGCCGCCGACGTAGGAGACGAAGTCGATCCACTTCCGACCAGAAACCAAGAGGCCGGCTTGGCACTGGGCCATGTGGGCGGTTGGCACTTCGTCTGAGATCACGGTCAGGAGTTGCGTCTTTGACCGCGGCGCCTTGATTTCGATCAGTCCGTCGTCGCCCACGAGGCCGTCCGGGCTGTAACCGAGGGTCCATCCCGGCTCGTCTCGGCGCATGAATCCGCACTCGATGGCCTCGTGGTAGTGGCCGCTGTAGAGGTCGCGGGCCAGCGGTTCGGACCAGACTCCCCGATACATGTCCCTGCTCATGGGCGTGTCCTCGGTGAAACCGGTGACGCGCTCAGCAACCAAGGCGTTTGTGATGGCTCGAGACGTGTCGTTGTCAGCGACTGAGTAGACGGGCGGCAGGTCGGCGGCCTTGGCTGCCCGGGCGTCGTGGAAGGTCTTGATCGGCGTGGGCGTCTTCCGAGCCGCACTGATGCACGGACTCCCGGCAGGGGCGGCGCACGTCTCACAGGCGACCGTGATGGCCTCTGGCGCACCGGTGCTGATGAGCTTGCCGACGACCGACGCCGTGACAATCCCGCATCGAGCCGCGTACCACTCGTCGGATCGCTGCTCGAGGTCGGAGTAGACGGTCAGGCTCATGCCCACCACTCCCGGCCGCGCTCTGCGATCTCCTCATCCCGCAACCGCTCCGGCCAGTCGTAGGCCGCGGGGTCGACGGGGGACAGGGGTGGTCGGGCTGGGTCGGGTGTCACATCAGGGGGAGTGACGCGGGCGAGCGCGAGCTGGATGTCGCTCTCGCGAAAGCACTCGCCGCCACAATGGTCAGGGTCTGCCTCATGCCAGAGGTTCAGTGCGATCAGGTAGCCCTGGCGCTTGGCCGCGTATATCTCGGCGATGTGTCGATCACTCATACGACACCCCACCCCGGCCACTCCCGCACCGGCACCTCAGCCAGCCCCAGCCACTCGCCGTCGATGTCGCGCGCCATGTCGGCAGCCACTCGCTTAGCCAAGGGCAACGTCGCCAGGTCGATCGCGTCGGCAACGTGGGCCTCCCATGCGTCATCCTCGTGTGGGCCCATGCCGAACGCGATCGCCCGGCCGACGAGAACCGCGCCGCCGACCATCACGCACACGGTCGCGAGGACTGTGCAGATGATCGGGTGGCCCGTGTAGCCAGCGAGGAGTGCGACGGCGGGGAGGGCGATGAGGAGGGCGCCGGAGCAGAGTTGGAGGATGTCGGCGGCGCCACGGTCGGAGCGACTCAACTTCCCGCAGTAGCAGTGCCCGTTGTCCGCTGCGTCACGGCGGCACATCCAGTCCTGTCGAATGTCGCCGTCGCCGTGACGGCCGATCAGCGGTCGGCTGCGCATCGCCCAGGAGACGAGGTTGGCCCAGCAGGTGCGCGGAAGCCGGTTGAGCGCGTAGGCGATGTTCCACCGGACGCGGTTCTGCCAGCGGTGTTGGGTTGCGTAGTCGGTCATGATGCCCCGCCCTTCGCCCACGGCGATGTGCCGCCGTTGGTCCAGACACCGCGCGCGTTCTGGGTCATGCCCTTGGCGCGCATCTCGTCAGGGGTGAGACAGCGCCGACGCTTCGGCCCCTCGAAGACGTGGTGCTCGCCTACGCGGTGCCGATCACCAGCAGAGGTCCCAGTGAAGGACTGGTGGCACGCGCCGCAGTGCTCGATACGGAGGCCGGTCCACGACGCACCACACGTGCAGGAGCTCATGCCGACCACCGCTCGTGCCGGTTCAGCGCGTAGGTGTCGTCGAGGCTGCCGAGGATCTGGCGGCGGCGGGACAGCTCGGCCCGCTGCTCGTCGGTGAGTCCGTCCCACCACTTCTCGTGGTCGAGGTAGGCGCGGGCTTGGCGGAGGAGGTCGGTGGCGGTGGTCATGCCTGCACCCCCTCGGAGAGGATGAGGGCAGGCTCTGAGCCGTCGAGCGCTCCGTACTTCGACCAATGGAAGGCGTTGCTAGCCGGGTTGCTTGCGAGGACCCACGGGAAGTCGGTTTTGCTGGTGCGAATGAAGTGACGGCCATCCTCGGCCTCAACAACAGCCCCGAGCCCGGTCGGCTCCTCAGGCTTCGGCGGCTTCGGGTCGGCGAACTCGCGGAGGGCGTCGGCCATCGCTTCGATCCGGTCAGCGTCCTGGTGACTCGGCATCGGATAGCCCCGTCGAGTGCCCTCTTCGACGTACAGGTGGACCAGCCGCTCGACCTGCTTGATGTCCTCGGCGTCGATGACGACAACGGGATGCGCCTCGGTAACGTGTAGTGATGGCTCGCCACCGCTTGCCGAGCAGACCCACACGTCTTCCTTGCCCGGCCTGCCCTTGACTCGCAGGGCTGGGTGCCACTCGGACGTATCGCAGCGCACCAGCGCCACGTCGCCCGGCTTCCACTCGCGCGTCATGCCGCCTGCACCTCCGCCCGGTGCTTCGGGCAGCAGAACGGGATGTCTGCCTCGCCGTACTTGCCGGGCCAGCTCGACTTGTGGCGGCCCTCGGTTGGTCGGGCGGTGTTGCGGACGATGGTGGCGGCGAACGAGCGGTGGATGGCGACCGAGTTGCAGTTGTGCAGGGGGTCTGGGGTGTGGGCGAGGTTCATCGGGAGACCTCGCTCGTCACGTCACGCACGAGGATCTCGAAGCCGGTTCCGTAGTAGCCGTTCCCGTCCGATCCGTCGAACTGCATCAGGTTGACGCGCTGGTCATCGGCGAACACGAACACCCGGTAGTAGCCGGTCCATTCGTCCTCGGGCGCATCCGGGTCGCCTTCGTCGAATGCGGGGTACTCGCCGTCGCCAGCGGGCCGGTAGTCGAACTCGACGCGCGTGATGATGTTGTCGACGCCATTGAGGACAGACAGGTCGTAGCAGCCAGCCGAGCATGCACAACCGCCGTCGTGGCCGATGGCCTTGATGGCCGTGCCGTTGTCGAGCAGCAGGTGCTCGCCGTCGACCTTCGACACCTTGTGGCCCATGAACAGGGACTCGATCTCGGCCTGGTTCTCCTCATTCAGGATTCGCACGCCGTCTTCGCGGTCGCGGTTCCAGTCACCGGCAGCGCCTTCGATGGGCTGGAAGTCATTGAGTGTCATGGAATGATCTCCTCCGTAGGTTTGCGAGCGCCCGGCTGCTTGGCGGTGGACGGGCGTTCGTTCTTTTCGTGTGGTCCTCGACGCGCGGGGTCGAATCGCGCGCCGAGGGGTCAGGGGGTGGCGAGCCGGGCGGTCACCGGGAGATCGCTTCGGCCAGAACCGACGCGACGTGGCCTCGGTGGTAGTCCTGCTGCGTCGCCAGGGCACTCGGGAGAACGGTCGGGACGAATCCGCAGACGCAGATGGCCCCGGTGCTGTGGTGGACGACGTACTCGTGCTCCAACAGGAGGCGGTAGATCGCTCGCTGCTGCTGACTCATGCCGCTTCCCTCCCAGCGACCACCCGCAGCGCCGCCGTGACTGACTCGAGGGTCGGGTCGCAGTTGAGGCGGGCGGCAAGGGGCTCGAAGTTGAGGCCTCGGGGGTCGTCGGCGATGAAGTCGAGGAGGGCCTGGGCGGTGGACGGGTGGAGGGTCATGACTCCACCTCCGCGATGTCATAGCCGCCGTGCTCATTCGCGACGACACGCAACCCTGCGTCCGCGCCGTCGAAGCCGATGTGGACCTCGATGACGTAGAGCTCGCCGTAAGTGGTCCGCCCTGACTTCACCGACTCAAGGGCGACGGCGATGTCGGCAAGGAAGCGGGCGGCCTGGTGCTCGATGCTCATGCCGCGTCACCGCCGAGCCACTCCAAAACCGGGACAGGCTTCCCGACGTTCTTGCCCTCGTGGTCATCGGACACTTGCCAGTCACCCGTGCGGCGAACCAGCCCACGAGCCATCGCCCGGTGCGCAAAGGCACCGACGCGCTTCGGGGCAACGTGGCCGCGCACCAGGGGCCGCAGCTCGTTCGGCGGGATCAGGCCAGCGTGACGAGCAGCCACCGTGGCGAGCGCGTCGACGTAGTAGTCCCACTCGCGGTCAGCGGTGCCGGTGGGGGAGCCGAGGGCGACGAGGTCGAGGATGTCGGCCGTGTAGTTGTCGACCGAGTCGAATGCGGGCTGGGCGGTCATGCGGCACCCACCTTCGGAGTGCCCGGGATGCGCTGGCCGACGCGGGCGATGACGACCTCGCGCGGGGTGGGCTTGGGGGCGCTCATGACGCGTCCCGCTCAGTCGGCAGGCCGTCGGCGAAGGCGCGGACCGAGGTCAGGCGCACCAGCCGGCGCTTGCCGAAGTACTGGGACTCGAGGGTGCCCTCGTCGCAAAGCTGGTAGACGGACCACGGCGTGAGGTTGAGGAGACGCGCCGCTTGTTTGACGGAGATGAAGATCGGGTCGAGGTGCGCCCCTTCTTCGGTGCCTCGTCTCGGTGTTTGGCTGGTCATGGCATGACTGTGCCACTTCCCGCCACACTCCGCAAGCCTTTTAAGGAGATTGGCGGGACTGTTTTGATACGCCGAAGATTGGCGATTCCTCGAAGCGGTAAACAGGGCGACACTCGGTAAGTTGCACGCTGCTTACTGACACACGATGAGAGAGTCGTAATGAGGACGCCCGAGACCCATGACGCTGTAGACGGGATGCCCGCGGTGACACATCAAACGAGCGACGAGAACGAGCGGCGCCTGGCTGGCGAGCAGCTCGACCAGATCCGTATCAACCTGGGCCAGAGCATCCGCGCGATGGCTGAGAAGATCGAGGTCGACCGCGAGACGCTTCGCAGGGTCTTCGCTGGCGATCCGACTGTGCGTGCAAGCAAGTGGAAGATGATTGAGAAGCGCATCCACGCGCTCGACGCCGAGATGAGCAGCGAGCGACCGCCGGAGCCCGCCAAGGACCCCGCCGAAGTGGTGGAGTTCCGGGTGGAACCGGCTGCCGGTCAGCCAGGCGCGACGGTCACGCTGCGCGGTTCTATCAGCGACCTTCCAGCCTTACAAGAGGCGGTCGAGAGGTTGATCGAAAGCATGAGCCGACGTACCGAACATTAGGTAGGAGACACTGCCCTATCGCCCATTGCCGTGACCCTTGTCGGTGCTGCACGGTTAACTCCACGTTCACCGGATTCCGGGATCTTGAGGGGGCACCGTGAACATGAGGGACGATCAAAGGGTGGCGTTCGTGGGGGATGACGAACTGCCCGCAGGCCACGACTGGTGTTACGTAGTGCTCGACGACGGGCGTGACTGCTTCTTCATCAAGCAGTCCGCAGTGTGCCCGGAGGCACTGTCGGATGCGTGGACCATTCTGGGTGCTGGTCGGCGGCCGAGAGCGGCCTAGTCCAGCTCCTTCGGCTCCCTGAGCAGCGCCTCGACCTGGGCCAACGCGGACCGCATCCGTTCGACTTCTGCGGACTGGTAGCCGTGCGTGATCTGGACGGACGAGTGACCAAGAATCTGGGCCACGAGGCGGTCGGGGATGCCAGCCGCTTCCATGACGCTCGAGGCCGTGTTCCGGGCGGCATGGAGGGCGATCTGCGGCAGGTCGAGGGACGTGAGCAGTTCGCGCCAGGCCTTGTGGTCTGCGCTCGGGTGGATAGGGCTGCCGTCCGGGCGTGCAAACACCAGGGCGTCCGGCGCCGGCGACTCGTCTAGCTCAGCCAGCGCAAGCCGGACCCGGGCCTCGATGAGCGGCAGGATCGGGATGGTCCGCCGCGACGTCTTCGACTTGGGCGTTCCGAATGTCAGCCCGCCATGCCTGCCGAGGTTGACGAGCGTCTGGTCGATGCGGATCACTCGGGCGTCGAGGTCCACGTCGCCCCAGCGGAGTCCCAGCACCTCGCCCTGTCGCATGCCGTAGAAGACGGCGAGCCACCAGCGCAGCGCGTCGGTTGACCGCAGTAGGTGGAGCGCCTGCTCGAGCGTGAGGCCCGTGCGGTGGTTCTTGGGCGCGCTGGGCCGTTGGACCCGGTCGCATGGGTTGGCGGCGAGTCGTCCGTCCTTCACGGCGTCACCGAGAGCCTTAGCCAGGATGGCGTGCGCCTGCAGAATGCTCGCAGGCTTGCGTCCGGCGTCTCGCATGGCGTCGTGGAGCGCGCGGATGTGCTCGGGCCGGACGTCGGTCAGTCGCCGCTTGCCGAGGTTGGGGATCAGGTGGTTGTCGACGTATCCGCGGTAGCCGAGCAGCGTCTTAGGCTTGAGGTTGCGTGCGGCGATGTTCTCCAGCCAGTACGTCAGCCAAGCCTCAACGGTCTCCTTGGACATCACGAGCGTCCCGGCGTCGCGTTCGCGGATCGCTTTGCGGAGCTTGGTTTGCGCTTCCTTCTGCGTGCGCCCGTAGACGTATTTGCGCCGCACTCCCCCGCCGCCGGGCTGCCTGACGTCCAGTGTGCCGACCCAGCGCCCTTTGCAGGTGTGGTCGGTACGTTGGCCCTCGATGAGCGGCGGGCAGGTCGGATGGTCGTGACGCTGGATCAGGCCGCCGTCGCCCTTGGTGCGTCGCTTCGTCATGGGCGGCTACCGCTCACGGACGCCACTCCTCGCGGTAGTCAGGGTGGTCGGCGTAGGGCGGCGCCATGGCGAGCAGCGTGTCGCAGTAGCCGAGCGCCTCGATGATTGAGTCGTCGTTGATTCGGTCGAGCGCATGGCAGGTCTCACACCCGAAGTCGACGCCTCCGCTCTGGACCTGCTGGATGCGTGGTCCGCGGTAGATCGGGTGCAACTCCACGATCCGCCGCTTGGCCTCGCACTCGGCCAGCGCCCGTGATGGCTCGATGCACAGCAGGTCGTACTCGTCGTGCCACGACAGCTTCCACGGCTCGAACGGAGCCCAGTTGTTGCCCTCGATCTGCCGGGCTACGAACTGCGCCCGCTCCTCGTCCTCGGCGATGCGGGCCAGCAGGAACTCGGTCAGGGCCAGGGTCGAGGCGGTCATAGCGAGATCCGCCACGGCGCCGGGTAGACCGCGACGCGTTCGCCGCGGTCATGCGTGGCGTTCCAGTAGTCGCGCCAACGCTGCGCATGAGGAATGCCGGGGGCTGAGTCTCGCTCTGCGCACTCCGCTCCAAGGGCTGCCCCGCACCACGTGCACGGAACTCCGGCGACGACCTCTTGGGCCGGGACGTCGAACAGGCGGCGACTCTCGGTGACGTTGCTCATGGTTCACCTCTCCGTCTCGCGGACAGCAGCCCGACGACCGTGATTGTCGCGCATCGCCGCCCGGTGAGCCTTGGCGCTCAGGGGCGAGGTCGGGAACTTGCAGGCACCCCGCGTACCGATGATGACTCGGGCGCAGGACCCGGAGTGACTGACGATCTTGCCGTCAGTAGGAAGCGGCCGGGCAGAGCCGGGCGCAGCAAGGGCAATCACGGTGAGCAGCGCGCCGGCAACAACGGCTCCCACTCGGGTTCGGGTCTTCATGATCCCACTCCACTTCGTCCGGCTTGACACACTAGGTAGACACACTATGACACAAGATCCCGCCATAGTCCACCACACGTTGTTACGCTCAGAATCCGCCGTTTCCCGCTCAGATCATACCTCAGCAGCGGACTTTTAATCCGTTAGTTGTGGGTTCGAGTCCCACGGGGCCTACCTAGGTTTACCAGCAGAAACGGCGTCCGGGCTAGATGATGGAAGGTGGCAGGGACACACAAACTGACACACGATCGGCTCAAGCTGGCGATCGCGGCAGTTCCCCGGTATGGGGTATCCGGCACGCGTGAACAGATCGCGCTGGTCGACGAGCGCCACAGTCAACCCATGACACAGAAGATCGCTTCGACCGCGGCCCGAGAGTTCGTCGAGGCCGTCGACGCACTGAACACGGCACTCGCCTGGGGGAAGCAGTACGGGGCCGACAAGGTCGTCCCCGAGCGGGAGCGGGCCGTCGAGGAGGCGGAGGCACGCCTCATGGCCGAGCTCCGATCCGAGGCGTGAACGACAAAACTCCCCCGCCACCAGTGAAGGTGACGGGGGAGGTTTGGACTCTCGTCGAGGAGTGGATGACCGAGACTCGCCACGGTCGGGTCTACTACGACCGCAAGCCGTGGATCGTGACGCTGGGCAAGCCGTGGATTGTGATGTGGCGCCGCCGCGAGGGCCTGTGGAAGATGCGCCGCTTCGCCGGCCCTGACGCCGCGCTGACCCACTCGGCAGTTGTCAGAGCTCGTATGACAGGCCGCCCTTCCAGGCGAGTCCGACAGGATCCCACGCCCAACTAAGCTGCGGCAGGACCGTGATCGTGGCCGTGACCGGCAGCGAGTTGGCCGTCCCGCGATGCCCGACCACGCTGATGACGATGGACGAGGCCGCTCCCGGCATCAGATAGGGCGCCGTGACGATGCACGAGAGCCCCGACGGAGCGAGGGTGGCCGTTGGTCCAGCGGTCTGCGTCCAGGTCGCTGAGTCGAGCGCGCCGCCGTCGGCCGAGACCGCGGTGAACTGGATCTGCGCGGCCGGCTCGACGTCGGTCTGGTCGGGCAGGTCGACCAGCACCGGGATCGCGGTGTGGGTGACGCTGACGGAGAACGTCCGCAGCGGGCCGAGCCCCGCCGCGGCGGTGTGCGCGACCGAGACGTCGTAGGTGCGGAGCTTCGGCAGGACGTGGGTGACAGAGACGTCGTAGGTGCGCAGGGTCGCCATCGGTCATCCTCTGATCAGGTCGAGACCGACTCGGCGAACCAGAGGTTGCCCCAGTCAGTGATGGCCGAGATCGTGGCCGAGTCGAGTGTGAGCGTCTGGTTCGTGGGCGAGGTGCCCTGGGTGATCGTCCACTCCTGCTGCAGCGTGTTGCCCTCGTAGAGACGCGCCTTGGTGACGCCGCCGACCGCACTCAGCGACGTGCGGATCGTCAGCGACATCGCCGACCCTGCGAGTAGTGGCGAGATCCGCCAGCGGCGCTCGTCCGCCGTCGCTGCGAACGTCGGAGACTCGACGTAGGTGGTGTCGCTGGAGTCCGACATCGCCGCGGCCTCGTTCGCCGCGCCACCCTGGTTCGTCCAGCCGGTTCCGCCAGTCGCACTGTTCGCCAGGAGCCGGATGCCGGAGCCGGTTGTCGGCACCCGGACCTCCGTGGTCGCCGTGGTGGCGCCGCCGGAGTTGTCGGTGACCACGCATTGCAGCTTGACGAGCGTGCCGGCCGCGGGCGCGGTGAAGGAGATGTTGGCTGTCGATGCGCCAGTCAGGGTCGGCGTCGTGCCCGAGGTGTAGGACACCGTCCACGCGTAGGACGCGATCGTGCCGTCGGAGTCTGTGGCGGTCACCGAGGCGTTAACGGTGGAGCCAGCGGCGACGTTCTGGTTCGGGGTGATGCCGACCGACGGGGGGACGTTGGCCGGCGGCATTACTCCGGTCGACGGGTACTCGATCGTGACGTCGTCGAACCAGACGTCGCCGATCGAGGTGCCGTTCATTCGGCCGAACGCGAACGACGAGATGGTGCCGGCCGCGCCGCAGTCCTTCCCCGTCAGCAGACCGGAGTTGTCGGTCGGACTGGTGATCGTGCCGGTGTCTACGGTGGCCTGGATCTGCCCGTCGGCGCCGGTGGTGCCGGCAGCGATCCACAGGTTCAGGTAGTACCAGTTGCCGGCCGTGAACGTCGTCGTCGACGTCCACAGGTTGCCGCTCGACGAGGAGTTGTCGGTGATGACCAGCTTGTTCGCTGTCGTGCCATACAGCCGCACCGCGCGGGTTCCGCTCGTGGGCTGGATCTGCACCAGGAAGACGTTCGCGGTGATGCTCGAGGGCCACCGGATCGCGACCCGGATGCGCCCGGTCGCCGCCGTGACGCCGCGCGCGAACTGGGCGACGGTCGAGCCCGAGGCGAACTTGACCGACTTCGAGCCCTGCTTGAACTGGGTGGTGTCGCCGAGCGCGGTGCCGGTGATGCCCCAGTTGTTGTACGGCGAGGTGACCGCGACGCCGTTGCTGACGTCCTCGAATGTGAGGTTCTCGGTAGTCACTGCGGCTCCTTAGGAGTTACGGACGATGTAGTGGGTGGCCGGAGTGATGCCAGCAGCGGCGAGGCTCGAGGCGGTCAGCGCGTTGTACTGGGCGGTGCTGACCACATAGGCGGTCTTGCGCGGCCCGCCCGCGGTGTCGCGGACGTCGATGGTCGTGGCGAACCCGTCGCGCGACCAGTAGGTGTTCGTGGGCACCCGGATGACCGTGAACCCGTTGACGGCCGGCTTCGTGGTGTCGCGGTACTGGCCGCCGACGATGAAGAGCCGACCGCCCTGCGGATCACGCGTGATCGTGGTGAGCTCGAAGTGGTGCGGCGGCCCGCCGGTGGTGAACGGGTTGTCCTGGGAGAAGATGCAGTCGGTGACGTTGATCGTCGCGTTCGTCGACTCGAAGCCGGCGCACGCCAGCTCACCCGTCCAGCCGCCGAGAGCCCCGTAGACCGGGTCGGTGTTGTTGACGTTGCTGATCTGCTCGAGCTTGCAGCGGGTCAGCGTGTAGACGCCGGTGGTGGCTGTGTTCTGGTCGTTGACGGCGTACCGCGAGTTGGCGGAGTGGTGCAGCCATACGTCCTGCAGGAGACCGACGGTTTCGTTGTTGAACATCACCGCGCCGGCGCGACGAGGCTGCGCGCTGTTGATCTCCGGGGCGAGGCGCCCGTCGAACTCGGTGTTGTAGACCTTCACGTTGCCGCGCTGGGAGGTGAAGTGTCCGGTCTCGAACGGCGGCGCCGCGGTGGAGACTCGGCCGACCGCCTGGAAGCGGCAGTGCGAGACGATGACGCCCTTGTTGTCCGAGAAGAACGTGATCCCCTGCCACGGGGCCGGCTGCGGGGTGACCATGCCGTAGGGCGAGGTCGAGGAGCTGATGATGTTCTGGTCGCTGCCCTGGAAGGTGATCCCCGACAGCAGGATCGGGCTCGTCGACACAGTGGAGTCCAGGCGCATGAAGCCGAGCTGGATCGGGCCGTCGGTAGTGGTCCGGTTCTGGATCGCCGTTACCTGGGCCGAACTCATGCTGTTCGGGGCGAACCGAACGAAGGTCTTGTCCGCACCGGCGCCGAGGAGGCCCTGCAGGTTCGAGTGCCAGAACCCGAACGCGTACAGCGGGTCGCCCGAGGAGCCGATCAGCCGGAACTGGTTGAAGGTGAAGACGCCGGCGGGCAGCTGCACGACACACCTGGCGCCAGCAGCGTTCACCGTGTTCTGCAGGTCGGTGTAGAAGTCGCCGGTGCCGGTCTGCAGGGGCACGATGTTGACGCCGGCAGGCCAGCGGGTCGTGAAGTCGCTGGTCGAGCTGTACGCCCACGGCAGGTTCGTCGTAGACCAGTCCGCGGTCGACGGCGTGGGGGTTGGGTCGGTCCCGAGCGACGGGCGGCCGGGGGCCTTCCACTTCTGGTCCGTGCGACTCCACATGTACGGAATGCCAGGAATCGGGCCGGCCATCAGACGGTCGCCCGGTACATGAAGGTGACGCCGGGCCAGTTCGGGACCTGCGCCGAGGTGGGAGCAACTGGGCCGATCGCTTCGACGAGGATGACACCAGTCGGCGCGGTGCCCGGCAGCGTCGGCCACGCGGCTGCGGTCGTGTCATAGATCCACGGCAGCGTCGGATTCGTCTTGGAGTCGACGTAGCCCTTGTGTGCCGCCTGAGTGGAGGTCGTTGGGTTCGCCGCCGGCAGGACCGGGGTGCTCGAGAAGGTCTTGACCCCCGCGATGGTCTCGGCGCCCGTGGTGGCGACCGCGCCCACGTCCGAGGCAACCAGGGTCACGTCGCCCGAGAGCGCCTTGCCGGCCACAGTGCGCGTCGTCGGCACGGCCGAGACATCGCCCGCCGACAGAGTGATGTTGGCCGAAAGAGCTTTACCGTTGACGGTCCGCGAGTTCGGGACGACGGAGGACGCATCGGCCTTGGTTGAGACGGTAGCCGTCAGCGAGTTCACCGTCGTGACGTCAGCCTTGGAAGCGAGCGCAGTGTTGACGGTCGTCGAGTCGGCCTTGGCAGCGACCGTCGTTGACAGCGCCGTCAGGTCCGTCGCGGCAGCAGCCTGGATCGCGTCCCGCACATTGGTGGCGTTCGCGGTCGAACTCAGCCCGGCCAGCGGTGAAGGCGTCCCGGCGACCGGCCACGTCGAACTGCCGCCAGTGCCCCCTGTGCCGGTGATCGGGTCGCCATTGGCATTCAGGACCGCCAGGCCATCCGTCGACAGCCGCGCAAGGCCGCCAGGCACTCCGACGCCGTACAGGGCAATCTGTGGCGTGATCTGAGCCGAGAGGGCGATCTGCCGAAGGTTGACGCCAGCCCCGTTACCGCCGTCAGCGGACGGACGGTTCGCGACCGGAACATCGATCTCGTATATCTCCTGTGCCGCACCGGAGAACTTGACCGTGATGACGAGCTTCCAGTCGTCCTGCTCGATGTCCGGGTCGTCCGTGGCAGGGACCATGATGTCCAGGGACGCTCCGCTGCCAGGGGTCGTGTTGAGCTGACCTGAGGCGAACGTGCCTGCCGGGATGATCCGGTCATCCGTGCTGTTAGTGAGCCGGCCAGGGATGGTGATCGTGTAGGTCCCCGACAGCATCGTCGCGCCGTCGGGGGTTACCCATGTTCCGTATACCCGGACGAGATTCCAGGACTCGAGCAGTACGCCGGGCATGGGCTACTCGCCTTCCGAGGGGCGGTGACCTCCGCCGAAGGGGCGGTCGATCAGGCCGTCGCCAGGGTTGACCGGAGCGGGCGGGGTGACCTTGTAGCGCAGCACATAGGAGCCGGCCGCGGTGAGGACGGTCTTGGCGACGGCGGTGCCGAGGACCAGCCACGCCTCCTTGCTGGTGAGGTCAGCGTCGGGCAGCCACAGCAGGAGGGCGGTTGCCAGGGCGATGATGACGTCCCAGCCGAGTCCGGTCAGGAACGTGCGTGCGGCGCGGGACTTGGCGTCGGTGTTGACGTCGAGCGCAGGGGTGGGGGTGTGGTCGGCCATTTGAATGGTCACTCCTCGGTTTCGAAACTGACGTCGTGCAAGTCGTCGAGAACGTCCGCAGCGGCGGCGAGGGCTCGAGCGAACGGTCGCGTGTAGTGGGGGATGAACCAGCCGACGATCCCGAGTACGAGGGCGGTCATGAGGTGCGGGCCGATGAAGCGGCGGCATGTCGAGCAGATGGTGGGCCGGCCCAACTTGTGCTGCACGTAGTTGAGGACTGGGGCGGCCAACAGCAAGATCAGCGCAGGCATCAGTAGAGCCCGCCGCGGTTGAAGCTGATCGCCTCGCCGTTCAGTCGCCGGAGTCGGTCCTTGCCGCGCGGAAGGATGATCGTGGCGAAACCGGCCGCGTGGGCGTGCTCGAGGATCTTCATCGCGTAGGGCAGTCCGCCGCGCAGGTTGGTGAGCACCTTGATCTGGACGTGCTTGCGCCAGTCGGGTCCGTAGGCGAGTTCGGCAGCCTTGGCGAGACGGGCGAACGCGACAACGAGGTTGGCGTGCGTGGCGAGCGGGTGCAGATCTTTGATCTCAGCCTCAGTGTTCAGTCCGAGCGCGGCGTTCTGCTTGAACATCTGCCGCGCCGACCGCAGCCCGGGGATGCGCTTGTGCAGCCAAGCGGCGGGATGGTCCTCGAACTTGTCGCCCTTGGGGAGTCCGGCCGGGTTGTACGGCGCACCGTGAGCGTTGACCCAGCGCAGGTCGGCGGTCAGGTGCAGGTTGTTGTCGACCCACTTGTAGCCACGACGGTGGGCCAATTCGCTGCCCGCGCGGGAGTCGCCGAGGATGCCGCCCGCCGTGGTTATCCGGTCGTCGAAGTGGGCGAACCAGCGGCCCGGGGCGCGCTTGGTCACTTCGCCCTCTTGATGGCAGCGATCTCCGCACGCACGCGGCGCATGAATCGCACCTGGCGCCAGGCGCCCGGGTCCCAGTGCGTCGACCTCTTGAACGCCTTCGACATCTCCGCGTGGGTCGTGACGCCCTTGACGCCCATCTTCAGCGCGAACGCCGGCACGAACCAAGGACGGATGTTGTAGGCCAGGCAGAGTTCAGCGACGAGCCGAGCGGCACGCACCTCCATCGCCCGGTGGTTCTTGTCGTCCCAGCGCCTCTTGCTCTTGGCGTCCGGCATGTCGCAGAGCTCAATGCCGAGGGAGTCCTGGTTGTAGCCGCAGTGGTAGGCGACCGTGTGATCGGGCACGCACTGGATCACCTCGCCGGGGTCCACGACGTAGTGCGCCGAGGTCTTGCCGGTCTCGGGGCGGTTGCTGAAGAACCGGGCGACCTCGCGGGCGGCGCCGTTCCTGCATGGGCTGACCGTGGAGTGCAGCACGATTAGGCGCGGGGTCTGACTTCCGCCATGCCACCGGGCGACGATCATCGGCGGGGCGGGCGCAGCAAAATTCGCCATGACGGCTCCTCTGTTGACTTGTTGCTTAGAAGTCGATGCCGTTGCGCAATGCGATGCCGCACGGGCACCAGTCGCACGGAAGCGCCCCGTGGTCGTGCCCGCAGACCGAGCACGGCAGATCGCGCGAGAGGCCCGGCGCGTTGTGGTCGTCGGGCCGGGCGTCCATGGCGGGCTACACGCGGCGCTGGAAGACGGCGCGAATCATGGCGATCAGGGCCAGCCAGACACCGATCGCCACGAGCGCGATGCCGGTGATGCGCAGAGTGTCGCGGGCCCAGTAGTCGGGCCCGAACACCTGATAGGCCGCCCAGACCAGCAGCAGGTCAGCCACGCCACACGCCTTGATGAGCAGCGCCCGACCGATCCAGTCATGCCACCACCGCACCTGCGTGCCATAGATCAACGGGTACGCAACAGCAGCAGGCAGGGCGATCAGCACGAGCGCGCCGAAGATCTGATCCGAGGTCACCCTGTCCGCCCTTCGTAGATGGCGCGGATGCGCGCGGCGTAGTTGTTCTCGCGCAGGAGCCGGTCACGCTCGCGTGCCGCCCGCTCGACACGGGGACGGAGCCGCTTCAACTCCTCGGCCTCACGCAGCGCCTCATCAGACGGCTGCGGTCGCTCGTCATCGGGGGGCTCGTTCCCGCCCCGTCGAAACCACTTCACGCGTCGTCCTCCACCTTGGGGATCGCCCGAAGCAGCCTGTTGGTGGTCTCCTGGCCAATGAGGAGCTGAGACATCAGCCCCTTCTGGTCAAGGAAGTTGTCGCGCCACACGTCCCGGTCGGCGCTGATCGACTCGTTCTCACGCCGAAGCGCAGCCATCAGCTCGTTGTGCTGGCTCCTGGTGTAGAGCCTCGACGTCGCCAACATCCAGCCGAAGATCGCGAGGACGGCGCCGATCTTGAGGCCATCCAATAGGTCGGGCGGAATTTCCGGCATCGCGGCGTCCCCTTCGCGATCTGAGACAGGGGGTGTCGTATCACCGCTCCATGTCGTTGACTCCTGCGTTACGTGCGCGCGGCTGTTGGAGCAGTCGCGTTCACGAGGTCCCCTGTCCTGCGTCCCTGCACGGGCAGGGGGCCGCACCCTTTGTTTGCTCAGGCCGTCTCGGCGAGATCAGTGATCGGCACTTGACACGCGCCACAGACCACCGACGTGACCTCGTGCGTGCCGTTGTGGTCGGTCCACGACAGCACCATCTCGCGTGGCTGGTTGACCGACGGACAGTCCTCGTTGCGGCAAGTCACGACGCTCATGAGATGACCTCGGCGATATAACAGATGCGCACGGGCAGGCCGCTAATGGCTCCGCCTGTCGAGTTCCAGCACTGCACGGTGAATCCCGATGTCGTGACAGTGGCTCTAATCAAGACCACGTTGCGCAGGTCGCTGGCGTTGTCGCCGGGAGCGACCCACACGGACGGCGGGGAGGCGAACTGGCGCGGGAAGGTGATAGCCAGGTTGGCAGCAGATGGGACGCCGACCGCTTCTCCGGGTTGCCGTGTGTTCGACGGTCGGCCGTCCCAGGTCATGCCGCCTCCTGAACTTCGTTCTCCTCGAGCACAGCCGACCAGTCGCGCGCCACGGAGCCGATCGGCGTCAGGGTGATCGTGTCCTCGACCGGACGCCAGACGGACTGGCCCACGATGAAGTCGATGTATCCGACCGGAACGCGTCCGGGTCGCGGGTCGCGTTGGCCGAGCTTGTGAACCATCAGCCCTCGGCCGACCGACTCAGCAACCTCGGACAGGTCCGGGGCGCCTGCGAAATCATGTCGCGTGATCGTGATTCCGCCCGTCCATCCACCAGCGGCCACGTCGGCCAAGATGCCCTGCAGGATGTTGGTTGCTCGCGTGGAGTCGAGCAGCCCTCGGGGCGTCATGTCGATCATCCGCACCGTGTAAGGCACCTTGGCACCGGGAGCGGTGACAGTGACATTCGAGAGCGCTCCCGCAGCCGACGACTGGTATCGGCCAATGAGCCGATCTGCCTGCGCTTCACTCGCCCAAGAGAGTTCCCCTGAGCCGGGCAGCAGGTGGTACGACGGCACGGTTGGGTCATCTGCGACCCTGAGCGCCCGTGAGGGGTCGACATAGGTTCGCTTCTTCGCCTCGGTCTGCCAAGCCGTCAGGAGGTCGGTCAGCGAGTTCAGGCTCACCGTCTCCCCGGACGCTCCATAAGCGGTCGAGGAGATCGACGATGCGCGGCGCCAGGTGACCTCGCCCCGCGTGATGGCGCTGTCGACGGCGGAGTCAGGGATGCTCGTGGTCAGGCCGCTGTTGTCCAGAGTCGGCGTCGAGTCGCCCTCGGTCGCACTGCCCCGCGCGGTGATCCGGCCGCTATCCCAGTCGACCTCGGACAGGTAGCCCGGCCACACCGGACGAGCACCGATCATCAGGTCGACAGCCGCCTTCTTGCTGATCTGCGCCGGGCGGTCTGACGTCGGGAGGAGCAGGGTGAACGACAGCGACGTCCCACCGTCGGGCCACTCGTGCGTGACCTCGATGTCGTCGCCGACTGGACCGAGAGCGGACGCCGGCACTCCCTGAGGGCCGCCGATCCTGATCCATGGCGTCATGCGGCGGTCACCGTCGCCGCGTCGTGCGCGAACCGCTCGTAGTACGTCGCCGACACGCGGCTGGTCGCACAAGCCGGAGTGATGGTGACGATCTGCAGCAGGCCCGGCTCGGCCTTGTGCTGGTCGAAAGCCTGACACCGGCCGGCGAGAGCGGCGTCCATCATCGTGCCGTTCGCGATGCCGACCCATGCAGCCGGCTTCGGGCTGGTCACCGTTGCAGCATCGAGGCGGACCGCAGAGAAGGATGCCGTCGCCGTCTTCGTGTCCAGCAGTGAGAGCTGACCGGCCGAGCGGTGGAACATGAACAGGTCGTCCACTCGGATCTGAGACCCAGTGGAGGAGGCGAGCGAGAGCGAGATGGTGCCCACCGCATTCTGCCCCACCGTTACCGTCCCGATGGGAACCAGGCGCCAAGTCGAGGTCGGGATCTGAGGCCACGCCGACCCCGTGGCGATGTCGACGCTCTGCCAAGCGCCAGTCTGCACCGCATCGAGGCCGGCGTCCTGGTCGGCTCGAAGTGAGACCGTGTGTGTACCCGCAGTGGTCGCTTGGATCGACGCGTACACGTCATAGGTGCCAGGCAGCAGGCTCGTCACCGGCATCGTGAACTTCGGGTAGGTGCCCGAGGCGATCGTGCTCGAGCCGTTGTAGAAACCGGACGTTGCTGTGGTGTCCGTGGTGGGGCTTCCTACTGCCGACGAGAGTGCGCGAACCGCAGCGAACTTGACCCGCGGGTCATCGGCCGCCGATGCGGTGTAGACCAAGACCTGCTCGCCGAGCGCTACCGGGGTGGTGCCGACAGAGTCCAAGCCGAGCACCGAGAGCGAAAGTTCTGCGCGCTGGGACCCGTAGATCTGCACCTGGCGCGACTGCACCTTGCCGTTGGCGAACGGGTTATCGGTGATGTCGATCTGGTCAACGTTGACGAAGAGGCCCGCGGTCGTCGACACGGTCCCGCTGGTACGGGCGAAGGAGACGTCGAGGTTGGCGAACCCGGCGGCACGCTTGAGCAAGATCTCGTATGCGCCAGTCGCCTGGTTGTATGTGTAGGAGTCGGGCGTGATCGTTGCGCCACCGTTATCCGCGACGGTCACCTGCCCGTCCGAGTATGCAGACGCAGTTCCCCGGACCCGCATGTACGGCAAGGAAGCCATAGCCGCAGGGGTGATTCCCGTGTTGTTGCGTCGGTACACGGCAGCGGAACGCCCATAGACGCTGGCCTGAACCGCTCCCGAGACCACCGTCAAGGTAGGGGCGCTCCAGATTGCGGTCGAAGTCGACGCGTTGGCGGTTCCGGTCCACGCGTAGGTGATGACGGGGGTGTCCGTGGTGCCACCGTCGAAGTAACCCTTGCGAAGGTCAACCGACGTCGCGCACTCGTTGATCCATCGAGTATTGATGCGCCACCGAACTGCGCGGTATGGAGATCGCGGCGTGTAGGGGAACAGGCGGACTCGGAGTGCGCCAGCGGGAGCGAGAATGACCGGCGTCGCCACGTCGACCGAGGAGCCTTCGGTGGCCGATGCAAGGGCGCTGTAGTTGACGTCGGTGCCGATCTGCACGGATGCCGCCGTGTCGGAGTACCAGCGGAGCATGATGCCAAAGGACATGCCGAACGGGGTCGTGCCCCAGCTATCAATCGCAGTGGCGTTCACGCCGAACTGATAGGCGCGCCCTGCGGCTACGGTGTAAGGGATGCTGTTCACGTAGCCGACGTCGCTGGTGCCCTGGGTTGCCGTTGCAAGCAGGCCGCCGTCGTAGGTCAGAGACGTGGTTCCACCACCAGCAGCCCAGCCGTTGAGGCCGGTGACGTTGGGATCGGTGATGAGGTTGGTCGTCGCAGCGGGAGCGGTCGACAGCAGCGACCAGCCAGTGGTCGAAGACCCGGAGTCAACGGTCGTTGTCGTCGAACCGATCACTGACGGCGCGGCGATGGTCGCGGGGACATCGCCGCGCACGAAAGGACGCGCGTGGATCGTCAGCGTGAACCGGCGCTCCTTGTGCAGCACCTCGCCCAAGTCCCACTCGTCATCGAACGCCTTGCCGACGGTCGCCGAAGTCATCTCCGTGACCGTGACCTCGGCACCCGCCAGCGGAGACGTCCAACGCAGTTCCCGCACCTGGCCCGACGGCCAACGGCAAGCAAGCTCGAGCGCCTTCTGTCCCAGCGCGATCGCCCGACCGGGCTGCGATGATCCCGGCGCCGAGATCCGCAACTGGATCGAGGCCTGCCGGTTGTCGTCGCGGTCGTGCGACTCCAGCGAGCCATCCTGCAACTGCGACTGGATCGACGCGATGACAGCCTCAGGGTTGCCCCACTCCGTCCCGTCAGCAGAGACCTCGAACAGATAGCCCTCCGCGGCAGGATCATCCATGACCAGCGCAAGAGAGTTCAGGATCAGGTCGAGATCCTGCAGGCCCTCCTCGAGCGTGGAGCCAGTCTCGCCAATGATCATCGGCATGCGTTACCGCCTCCTGCTTCGTGCGCGACCCGCGGAGTGGTTCAGCGCCGCCGCCGTCTGCCTGCCCTGGTTCCTGCGCACCTGCTGTGCCTCGGCGTGCTGGTGGGCCCCCTGCTGCTTGGTCTGGCGCACGGCGTTGGTCAGGATCTTGACGTCGCCGCGCAGACCGACCAGTTCAGCGGTCATGCCGACCGCCTCAGCGGCTCCGTTCGCAGCTCCCCGGACAGCGTCGGCGCGCTGGCCGTACAGGCTCTGGTAGGCCGCAAGGTCCGCGTCGGATGCGTTCGCGAACGACCGAAGACCGTTGATGCCGCCCTTCTCGATGACCTCCTGCAGTGCTGCGCCAGACACGCCTCGAGCCGCGAGGATCTTCTGCAGCTGCGCCTGCTCGTTCGCTGTCGCGATCTGCTGCTTGAGCGTCGCGTTGACGGCGCCGATCGAACCGGCCGCGAACTGCGACGAGAACGCGCCGCTGCTGCTGGAGCCGAACGGGTCGCCCGTCAGGTTCGACGTGATCGAGCCGACCAGCGAGTCACGCGCCGAGGTCTCCGCGTCGAGAGCCTTCTTCGCCTCGTCGAGCGCCTTCCCGAACAGACGCAGCCGCTTCTTGAGGCCGTCGTCGCGGTCGATGTCGACCCCGTAGGAGTCGGCGACCCGCACGGCACCCACTCGACCGCCGCCCGCGTAGCCAGGCAGCGAGTCCATGCCCGGCAAGAAGCCGTACCGCTGCTTGAGGAAGCGGGCGTCACGGTGGACGAGTTCCTTCGGGATCACGACCTCGTCGCGGTGGACGACGCCGGCGGGGTCATACTTGTTGCCAGGGCCGGTCCAGCCGCCGGTTGCATGGCCGGGAACGAGTCCGCCAAGCGTGGGGTCCGTCTTGCTGGTCGGCTTCCCGACCGAGGTGTAGATCGTCTTGAGGGTGACGCTGGTGCTCGCATGCATGCCGTTCACGCGGCCCATCAGCGACATGATGTCGTTGATGCCAGTCTGTGCCTGCTTGGTGTCGACTGTGACCTTCGGCTTGGCGGGGGTCGCGTCTAGATCCTTCAGTTTGCGGATTACGCCTCGGATGGCAGCGGCTGCCTGAGGCGATGCGTCATTCGCCATCGAGCGAAGATCGGAGATCGCGGACTTGACGAAGTTCTGACGAGCCGCGGGATTCTTGATCTGGTTTGCGACCTGCGCCACCGAGGTGGCGATCTGATCGAGTGCCTGCTGGTTGGCGCGGCCCTTCTCGGTGGCAATGTCGAAGGTGTTTCCGTTGGTCTTCAATGACGCAGTGAAGCCATCGATGGCGGCCTGGTAGTTGCGAAGCGCGTCGCGTTTGTCGAGCCATCCGTTGAGGTCGCCGAGTGCGCCACTGAGGGCGCCCACGTCGCCGGCCGCGATCTTGAACTTCTGGCCGGTCAGGTTGATCGTCTCGCCGAGGAGGTCTGCAACATCGCCGGTGTGGCCGCCGGCAGCGTCAAGAGCGGCGAGTTCGTCCTGGGCGCTCTTGAGTGAGGCGCGGAGGGCGTCGTCGGCGCCGATCATGTGGTCGACCCAGTTGAGGTTGTTCAGCTTGTCGTTCGCCGCGCTGATGGCGTCGACAAGCTGCTCGCGGTCGTGAGAGAAGGTGGCGTCATCGAGCCGCTCGATCGCCCCTGTGGCGTCGTCGGCCGCCTGCTTCATGTCCAGCAGGGCGCCCGCAGTACCGCCGATCGCTGCACCGAACGGCCCGCCGACGGAGAAGCCGAGGGCGGCGCCGCCGGCCGCACTCTCCAGTGCTCCTAGGGCGCTACCGGCGCGCTTACCGCTGTCGGTTAGCGCTACTAGCCCGCCGACACCCGCGATCGTGCCCAGCGAGGCAGAGAATCCGGCCATTCCGGCGCGCAGCTTCGGGAGGGTGGTCGCAAGGAGGGCAGAGGACCGGTTGAACAGCAGCATCGCCGCAGCCGCGTCGTAAATGACCGGGCCAACTGGGGAGCTGGCAATGGCGCCGAACACCTTCGCTGCCTCGGTTAGGATCGGCAACACGGCTGCGCCCCATGGGGCAGCCGCCTGGACCAGTCCGCCGAGCGCTTCGGCAGTGGCGATGAAGAACTCGCCGACGGCCGGGCCATTCTCGCGGATGTAGTCCACGAACTCGCGGAACCCGTCCGACTCCGACAGACCAGCCGCCCACTCTCGGAAACTCCGGGACATGTCGAGCAGGCCATCGGAGAAGTCCTTGGACAACGGCCGGAAGGCCACCAGGATGGAGCCCAGTCCTGCGGCCACGTTCCCGGTCGCCCGGGCGAAGTCGTCGAGGATCGGGGCGGCATCCTCCTTGACGTACTCGAAGAAGGCCTGCCAGTCTCCGTCGCTGGCGAGGGAGGCGCCAGCATCGGAGGCAAGGTGGCCCAGCTCGTGAGAGATCCGGTCGATGACGGTTTCGACGTCGGGCAGCAGCGTCATCACCTCATCGAGGCCCTCGCCCACGCCCGGCAGGAGGCCCTCTTGGGCGATCGTGCGGAGTCGGTTGAGAGACGGCTCGAGCTGGTCGAGGCGCATCACGAAGTCCTGGGCCGCCGGCGAGAGCTGCCCGAGCGTCTTGCGCACCTTTTCGAGGTTCGCCGCGGTCGGTTCAAGCTGGTAAGCGTCGACGGCCTTTAGCGCATCACCAAGCCCGTGGAAGGCCAAGACTGCGGTGCCGACCGCCCCAACGGTCGCCCCAAGGCCACCAGCGAGAGCGGTCACGGCCGGGACCGCAACCGCGCCGATGGGCAGCAGCGCCGGGCCGAGCGTAGTGGCAGCGGTGGCGAGCAGAGACAGTCGGCCGGTGTACTGGTTCAGATCACCAGAAGCCTTACGCGCCTGCGACCCTGTCTTGTCGATGCCGCCGCCGGGTCCGCCGAGAGCGGTGGTCGAACGGTTCGCCTTGACGCTGGTCCCGTCCAGCCGGTCCAGCTCGCGGACCAGGATGGCGGTGACCGCGGCGTCCTTCGCCATCTTCGAGGTGAAACCGTTGTCCTCGAGCGACAGGACGACGGATTCGCGGCGAACGCCCACGGCCCTACCTCCTTGGTACTGCAAAGGGATGACGAGTGGACGCCGATACGCGTAGCGTCGCGACCCGTGAGCGAGCAGAGCCAAGTGAGATCCAGCCATGGCGACGGATCACCGGTGACATGGATTCTCATCGGGCTGTTCAGCGACTTGTGCGGCTGGTTCCTTGTCGCCCTATCGACTGAATCTGGCGCCGCGTTCCTTGGCTATGTCGGCGTAGCGATGGCAGCCCTAGGCGGAATCCCGATTCTGGTCGGGACGATTGCGCTTGGGGTTGAGTTGGGTATTACGAGGGCTCGGCGTTGACGTCTTCGCAACCTCGGCGGGACTGAGCAGCCGCACAAAAGTCGTGCGCCCGTCCCCTGCCCGAGGGACCGCAGCATCCAGTCCGTGCTCGCGTTCGTATTCCCGCTTCCCGCGGACCCGTCCCTGCAGGTCGAGCGCGGCGCATACGGGGCACTTGCGATCCTCGACCGCAAAGTAAGGGTCCTCAGATGCGATCGAGTCATGCAGGCCGCACCCGTTGACGTGGACACCGGCCTCGTACTCGGCCAGAGCAAGCATCCGGTTGCGCTGCAAGTCGTCCCACTCAGGCTCGCGAGTGACGATCGTGTAGCCCGTCGGATTGCCCGCGTCGTCGAAGTGCTCATGCTTCTCGGACGGCTCCCAACCGAGGAGCCGCTTCTCGCTTACTCCGAGGGTTCGGGCGAGCGCGAGAAGGCTTCGCTCTTGAGGAGCGCGGACAAGCCGCTTCGCAATTTTGGGAGATCATCCCCGGTCTCATACAGGCCCACCACCGTCGCGGCGATGGCCTTCTTGTCGGGGCGGCCCAGGTTGAACGTGTCGAAGTCGCCCGGCTCAAGCGGCTCGCCGTTCCACGCCGCCACGTAGGTCGCGAGATCGGCCATGAGGGCGTCGGCGTTGCAGTAGCCGCCCGTCACGAGCAGGTCGTCGCGATGCCCCGGTTCGCCTTCCTCGCGGGCAGGGTTGGCGATGCGCCACTGCTCCCACTCGCCGTCCGTCTTCGTGGCACGGATCGTCAGTTCGCCCTCGTACTCGCCCATCACGTCGACCAGTTCGGCCATGCGGTCACGAAGCTCGATCACGCGCGGCGGCACCTCAGCCTTGGCGCCCATCTTGCGCGGGCCAGCCTCGGCAGCCTGCCGAGTTACGAGGTCGTCGTGCTCCTCGGTGAGCCGCTGCATCTCAGCAACGTACTTCTGACCCTCGCCGACGATGGCGCGGTAGGGACGCTCGGGTCGCGAGGTTGAACGCTCGGCGCGCAGTTCAGCCACAGACTTAGCCACGGTCACTCCTCGGGAGATGTCGGGAGAGAAGACCCGCCGCCGGCACCGGGAGAGGCTGGCGGCGGGTCGTCAGGGTCAGGAGGCGAGCGCGTGGTCGGTAGCGATCGGCTCGCCACCCACGACGATCAGCGACGTGGTGCACTGCTTCTCGTCGAACTCGCCATCTCCGGTCTCGCCCTTGCGGCGCGCACCGACCTCCATCAGGTAGATGTCGGAGATGTCTCCCGCGGCGACCGTGCTGGTCTCCTCGCCGTCAACACCATCGAGCACCACGACGGTGACCTGGTCGCCGGGGACCAGCGCCTCGTAGACCTCGTTGCCGTCCGAGCCGGGGGTGCCGAGATCCTGCGGCATGTAGGAGTAGGAGGCATCCACAGCCGGGTAGGTGACCAGGCCGAGACGCTGCGGCGACACCTTCGAGCCGAGCTTGCGGGGTGCCTCGCCGGTGTTCTGGTTCGGCGTCACGTTGAAGTTGCCGTAGAAGTGCAGCGAGGCGAAGATGCCCGCGTTGACCTCGGCGATGGTCGGGATTCCCGAGCCGGCAGCAGGCGGCGTGGTGAGGATGACGACGGCCTTCTGGCCGAGCGCCTTCGTGGTCGGGGGGTTGACGAGCGGCATGGTCAGGACTCCTTGTCGGCGGTGCTGTCGGACTTGGCGGCCGACTCGGCGGCCTTCGTCGCGGACTTAGCCGCGGACGTCTTCTTGGTGGACTTCTTCTTGTCCTCGCGCTGGTCGAGCAGCGCGCGGCGAAGTGCAGCGTTGGTCATGGCTCCTCCTAGAGCGCGAGGGTGTAGGTGGTGACGCCCGAATACATGCCGTCGTCGGGTTCGACTTCGGTCGTCGTCTCATGGGTGATGACCGTCGACTTGACGCCGGCCAGCGTGATCCGCTTCCCGCGACCCGGCTGAGACTCGAACGCCTCACGCACCCAGCCGCCGATGATGCGGGCATTGACCGGCGAACTGCCCACGAACCGCACAGAGGCGCGATAGCCAGTCACCGTCGTCCCGCCAGAGCGGTTCGGCGGCACATAGCGGCGCGCCACGGACAGCAGCGCGAACTTGGTCGGCAACTCCCCCGGGTTCCCGGACTGTCCAGGGACCTTGCCGTAGTCGTAGACGTTGTCGCCCAGGCTGGTGTAGGTCAGAAGGTCACGGAGTGCCGACCAGACATCCTGCTCGTTCACTGGTCGCCGCCGGGCCAGAAGATGCGGTCTAGCAGTGAGCGAGCGTCGTCGAGCAGCTTCGGGCCGATCAGGTCGGCAGAGCGCGGCAGGTCGGTGTTCGGTGGACCATGACGCCACCCGGCGCCGACCGGGATTCCTCCGTCGTGAGGGCCATACTCACCCGTCATTGGGCCGGTCATCTCGTCAGTGATGCGCTTGAAGTACGCCTTGCCGTGGGGGCCGGACTTCTCGCGGGCGAATCCCTGCGCCAGCACTCGTCCCTCGGTCACATTGCGACGGACCAGGGCCGACCCCTCGCGCACCAAGGTCACCGGACCACGCGCAAGGTCGCGCTGCAGGTCGTCAAGGGTATGGCTCACTGAGACACGCATCAGGTCCACTCCTCGGGGCGCTTGACGGCGATCACGGGCACGCGGCGCGCGGTCTGCTGGTCGGCGGCATCGCCCTCGACGACCTGCCAGACAGTCCCCGAGGTCTCGCCCGAGGTGACGTCGATCAGGTCGCCGTCGCGCAGGTCCGCAGTGTCGTGCGGGAAGTGCGCAGTACGAGTTGCAACCTGCACCTCGACACCGCCGATGTTCAGCGTTCGCGAGGGCGACTGACTGCGGGCCATGCCGGCTATGCGACAGGGAAGGTCGGCGTAGATCGTGTCCCACTGCGGGACCTCGAGGCCGTCCGTCGTGGTGGTCGTGCCGCCGGTCTTGCGAAGAATCGTCCCGCGGGACAGCATCCGAGCCTCGGCGGCCCGGCGCCCTGCGATCAGCGTGGATGTCAGGCTCACGACCAGTCCAAGGTCGAAGGAGCCGTGTCGGGCTCGAACCCCGGCCGAGTCGACGATCCGTCCGCCTGTGGACTGAGCATCGCCCACCACTCGGCCTGGATGACGATCTGCCGGGTCTCGGTGCCGTAGCGGTACGTGTAGTCGTCGATCGACTCGGACGCATAGTTGTCCGGGTTGCTCATGCGGGCGGCAACAGCCTCGGCCTCGACATACCTCACGGCACCGGGGTCAAGGAGGTTTACCTCGCCGAGGCGTGCCCTGATTTGTGCCTCAGCGCCGTCGAGCCACCACTCGGCGCGCTGCTGCTCGGTCGAGTCCGAGATGGGGCGGCCGAGCGCGGTCTGTACGTCCTGCCAGGTCGCAATAGCCATGCGCGGCCACCCCTCTCGTTCAGCGGGTCTTGCTGTAGCCCGAGTCGAGGAGAGAGTCGAGGATGCTCTCGGGCACCTCGACGACCTCCCCGGTCGGCGCCTTGACCTTGTAGGTCTTCGGCTCGTCGACCTTCGCAACCATCTCCGGGGCGGTCGCCTCGGAGATGTTCTCGACCAGCTCCTCGCGGGTCGGCTGCGGGTCCACGGCGCTCGCCGTCAGATCCTCGGCGGTCAGATCGCTGGTCGTCGTGGCCTTCTTGGTAGCCATGTCAGACCCCCGATCAGGCGGCGTTGGTGAACTTGACGAAGCTGGCAGCGTCATTGACGAGCCACCCATATTCGGCCTCAGCCAGGATCGCGACGAGGTTGTTCTCCCACAGGGAGGTCAGGGTGCCGTTGATGGTCACCGTGGCCTCGGTGGAGACGCTGTAGGAGATCTCGCCAACGGCGCCCCACGCGGTCTGCGTCCAGTCGCCGAGGTAGCCGTAGATCTTCGGGGTGGCGGCGTAGACGCCATCGCCGAGGAATGCCTGGCGACCCAGGAGGCGACCCTGCTGGATCAGGCCCGCCTCGTTGGTGTACGTGGCGTCGAGGAACAGCGGGCGACCGCTGGTGTCCTTCGCGGCGTTGAACTCCGGCTCCATGCGGGAGTCGAAGGCCCAGCCGTTCGGCTTCTTGCCAGCGTTGACCAGCGTCCGCAGGCCGGCGTTCAGGTCGTCGTAGACCGCGGTGAAAGCCGGGGCGGTGCCGGTGAACTCCTGCGCCGTGGAGCCGGTGTCGAGGTTGGTCGAGAACGGGCTCGACGTGCCGTGCAGGGCCGCGGCGTCGAACGCGATGGCGAACGCCTCCGCGATCTGCGGACGCAGGACGTCCATGTAGCCGCCCGGGTTGGCGCGGATGACCTCGGCCGAGACCACCGCGATCGCGGCGAGCTTCTTCGGGTCCATGGTCTTGAGCGCCATCGAGCCGGAACTCGCGGGCTTCTGCGCGCCCTCAGCGACCCATCCGGCGGTGACCTTGCCGGTCACGACGGGGATCGACTTGCCGGCAAACCCGAGGGGCACGCGGCGCGAGAGCTGCTGGACGACCGACGACTGGTAGGCCGTGTTAAAGATGGCCTCGGACTGCTCCCGGTTCAGGAACCCGGAGAAGTCGGAGAGCTTGGTTGCGGCGGTGATCGCCATGAGTCCCTCCTAGGACAGTGGCGGCATCAGAGGATGCCGAGCTTGGACTTGAGTGCTTCCTCGAGGCCGTCGCTGTTGAGCGCGGTCGAGTTGCCGCCCTTGCCGCCCTGGGTGGGGTCGGGGAGGGGCGAGGTTGGTGTCCGCTCCGCCAGGCGAGCCGCCTGCCGTTCGAGGGTCGCCTCGTCTGCTCCGGTCAGGAACAGGTCGGCGTCCTCTTCAGAGATGCCGTGCTTGGCGGCCACGCGGAACCGGAGAGCGTCGGCGGACGCCTTCGCGGCGGCCTCCTGGGCTTCCTTGGCTTCGCGCTGCGCCCGCTCAAGCGCGGACTCGTTGGCGCGGCCGATCTCGTCGAGCTGCTTCTGCAAGTCGGCGGCGGCCTTCTCGGCGGCCTTGCGCGCAGCGCGCTCGGCGTCGAGTGCCTTCTTGCCGGCGTCGCCGAGGTCGGCAGCAGGGTCGCCCTGCGGCTCCTCGGTTCCAGTCGGCTCAGTCGGCTCGGTGGCCGGCTCGGTGGCGGAAGTGGACATGCGGGTTTCCTCCATCGCGGGGGATCACCCGACGACCTCGCGTCGTCGGGAAGTCAGCGGACGTAGCCGAACTGCGTCAGCAGTTGCAGGGCGACGTCGCGGTCAGGCGCGTCTCGCAGCAGCGCCTCGGGCGTAGGGCGACCGGCTCGAGCCAGCACGCGGCCAGACTCGGTAAGGCCAGCCTTCTTGAGCCTGACGTTGACGATCTGGCCGAAGTCTGCGCCTACATCCAGCGCTTCGCGGTCAGCCTTAGACAGCCCCGTTACCTGGCCGGACCGCGCGAGCTCGACCGGGTCGTAGGTCAGGTCGGGAGAGGCGATGGTCACGGGGATCATCACGCAGTCGCAGCCGGGATGGCGCTTGAAGCCTTCGCTGTAGCGGTAGACCCGACCGGCCAGGATGGCGCAGCGTGAGCAGGACGGCAGGTTGAGGTGTCGGACATGCTGGACGTGAGGACGAGCGGCCACGGAGACCTGCTGGGCGGCGCGTGCCGTCTCCTGCATGATCGATGCGACCAGACGCTCGAACTCGGCGTCGTTGAGCATGTCCTGAGCCATCGCGTCGAGGTTGTCCGGCAGGGTGGTGAACGCGGCGGGCGCAAGGGCTACGTCGGGCTTCGGAGTGGTTCCCGGCTGGTCGTCGAGCATTCGGGCGATGGCGGCTTCGGCGAGGCTCGCGGTTGCCACCTGGCGGCGCATCAGGAGCGATGCAGCCTGCGCGAAGCCTCGAGCACGTGCCTTGACTGCCTCGCGGGCGGTCTGCTGCGAGAGCAGGGCCGAGAGCGCGTAGTACTTACTCGCTGACGGTGGTGCTTCGGCTGGCATTCAACTCGCCGATCAGCGCTTGGGTCACCGGGTCGGCAGCCTCGGCCTCGAGGTACTGGCGCTCCTTGGCCTTGCGTGCCTCGGACCAGCCGAGCTCGTCCCACATGCCCTCGCGGGAGATTCCTCCGACCGCGCGCATCTTCGTCAGGGCGTCGGCGCGCTGAGCGAACGTCGGCGTGCCGGGGTCAAAGTAGTCGACACGGACCCGGTTGCCCTCGACCCAGTCGCCGGTCGCGAACCTGAGCGCAAGGGCGCCCATCCAGCCGAGCACCATGCCCTCAGCCTCGTTCTTGTCCTCGACGTAGTTGACGAGGTCGTTCTCGTCGGCCCGGATCGCGCCCTCGGCCGGCGGGTTCGACGTCGTGATGCCGAAGTAGCGGGCCGGAAAGCCGTAGGAGATCGCAGCCTGGCGCCCGTAGATGTTCAGCGCCGTCTCGAAGTTCTTCAAGTCAGCAGCAGTGAGCTGCCCAACCTTGGCCTCGGCCTTCGTCAGCGTGTGGATCGCGTCGAAGTACGCCTCGAACATCGGGATCGGCTTGCCCTCTGCGTCCACGAAGTCGCCGGTCGAGACGCCGGTCATGAACATGCGCGGGATGCCGTGCGCCTCTTGGGCGAACTGGAGATTGGTCAGTGACCGGGCCACCGAATCTGTCAGGCCGATCACGTCAACCAGTTCCGACTCACCCTCGAACCCGGTGCGCTGATCAAGGCTGCCCGACATGCGCTCGTTGAGGTGCATGACGACCGGGACCGCGCCGAGACCGTGGTTGTCACGGCCGAGCTCGGTCCAGCGTCCCTGCTCATCGCGTCCGACCCAGACGGTCGTGTCACGCTGGTAGAGCGTGATGTTCGTCGGCGAGACGCCCGTCTTGGCATCGGTCCCGTAGAACCTCGCTGCGGCGATCATCTCCTCGCGGCGAACGTCGACCAGAGCCTCCATCTCCCGCGGAGACTCGACGCGAACGAGGGGGAGTGAACGGTTCTGCTCGTTCGTCCCCACCGACAGGAAGGCTCGACCGCAGATCAGGGCGTCACGACGGAACATCCGGGTCTGCGCCGACAGGTTCGAGGCGTCCCAGATGGCGCGCAGGCGCTCATCCGAGGTCTCCTCGCCAGGCAGGATCATCGCCCGGACCTTCTGACGACCCGCGATCGTGCGAACAACGACACGCGGCCAGTTCGCGACCACCAGGAATCGGCGCATGTTCGGCGGAATCGCCATACCGAGCTGCTCCACACGCTGCTGCAAGTGGTAGTAGCGATAGAACCGCTCGTCGTCGCGCCAACGCGCGTCATGCTGCGCCTTGAGCTGCTCGAGAAGGGTGACCTCGGAGGGCGTGAGTGCCACGGAGCCTCCTTGTCAGATCAGCGGGGCAAGCGGAAGTACGTCGGGCCGGTAACGAGTTCTGGCCATCCAGCGGCAGTCACGTCGCCGTTCGCCTCGTGGGCCAGGATGGAAGGGATCGCCATGTCGATCTTTCGGCCATCTCCCGGCTTGCGGAGGATGTAGCGGCCCGGAGTGTCGGCAGTCGGTCGCGGCGTCTTGTGGGCGGCGTGAACGTGCCGCTGAGTGACGTCACAGCCGTCGTGCCAGAACCGCGAGTCCGTCTTGCCCAGGTCGACGTACAGCCGCTCCGCGGCAGCGTGCATCTGCGTCGGCCGCTTCGTGTACCAGCGGACGATCACCGTGTCGCCGTAGAGCTCGGCCCACGCGTCGCACTCCGACTCCCAGTACGGCGGGTCGAAGTAGCCGCGGACGAGGTTGAAGTGCTCGACGATGTAGGCGAGCCCCTCAGACACCTCGGCTCGCGGGACCTTGCCGCCATACTCGGCCGGATCCCAGATCATCTTGCGGCCATCCGGGAACGTCGGCGTGAACTGGTAGCCGTCACGAGTCTCCGCACGGAAGCCAGTCACGTCATCCACATCAGAGCCGTCGAACCCGAGTGTGATCTGCGTGCCCGGCTCGACCTCGCAAGGCTTCCCACGGGCATCCCAGCGCTCGGAGGCCATCCAGACGCCATGACCAGACACGATCCGGTTGCCGTAGAACCGCTCAGCCTGGCCTGGGTCAACCTCGCCCAACTCCTCAGCCTCCGCGAGCACCTGATGGATCGGCACATGCGGCGAGCCGGCGTAGTTGAACTCGAGGATCTTGCGCCGGTCAGCCTTGCGCGACCACGAGAGATCGGCTGGCGGCTGCTCATAGAACTTGAAGACGTCAGACGCCTTCGCCTCATACGTGCGCTGAGCGACCGAATGCTCGCCCGGGTCCCAACAGTTCGTCGTCTCCATCGACCGACCACCCATGCCGGCCAGACCACGGCGCATCGTCTCAGCGACCTTGATGAGCTTGTTCTGGGCCGTGTAGAGCTGCGTCTCGTCCTGAAGGGCGAAGGTGATCGGGTTGCCGAGGCGAGACTGGGCACTCGAGGTCACCACGTCGATCCGACCGTCGTTCGGGAGCCGGATGAACGACTCGCCGACACGCATCAGCGCCGACAGGTAAGGGCCGCGAGCCATCGCCTGCAAGGGACGATAGACGTTGTCGACCTGATCCTCAGACGTCGCGAGCAACTGGATCAGCGGAGTAGGCCACGGCATCCCCATCGGCTCGCCCGCGTCGTAAACGTAGGACCAGCCGCACTGGCAGCCATGATCGGAGCAGCGGTAGATCTCGCCGCCCTCAGCCCATCCGGCGAACAGCACCGGCCCGACAGCCTCACCGCACACGATGACCGCAGCGAATGGACCTTTGCCGGTCTTCTGGGCCGCCACGACCTGCGAGCGCCGGTTCTCGAACGCTGCCGCCCGAGTCGGGTAGCCCTCGTCGTCAAACGGAACCGCATCTGGCTTCACGCGGTAGTGGTTGACCGTGATCCAGAGCTGCCAGTCGTAGTGCCGCCAAGGGGTGCCCTTGCGGAACCCGTCCGGGATGATGCAGTGGTGCTCGTGCCAGGCCGGGACGATCCAGAGGGTCGGGAAGTCGACAACGTAACGCTCAGGCGCTCCCACGGCTCAGCCGGTCCTTGATGGAGGTGACCGTCGCGCCCTCGACCGAAACCGGAGCGACAGGCTCCTCGCCGTCGTCCTCGACGATCAGGATGCGCGCCCGGAGTTGCGAGTCAGGCGTGAGGTACAGGTTCGCCATCATCTGGTTCAGCGACTTGCGGTCCTCGGTGCGCGCCTTCGGCTGCTCAGCCTCGGCGAACATGCGGACCGTGAAGGCCACGTAGTGCAGCGCGTGGGACTCTTCCCAGAGCACTGCGACCGGCTCAGCCCACCAGGCTTCCCACAGTTCAAGCTCACGGGGCGACGGCTCGACCAGCGGCCACTCAGGCGCAGGCTTGCCAGTTCCGCTCGCCGGGATCTTCGTCCACGCCGGGTCGGACTTGCGTGACCGACGCAGCGCATTCGGGTCCGGCGGCGGGCCAGAACGCGAACGAGCACCACCGCGCGTCATCAGTCCGACTCCGTGTCAGCCACGAACGTCAACTCGACGAAGCCGAGCCGTGTGTCGCAGATGTCAGCCAGACGCGGCGCCTCGCTGACGTGCCGGTTCCGCTCGGCTGCCGTCTCGCGCATCGCCTCGAGCGCGGCATCGGCAGCCTGCTTCACGTAGTCGGGGCGGCTCGGGAACTGCTCCGCGATCGCCTTCTCGACGTGCATCTGGGCCTGCACCTGCATCGGATCCTCACTCCTCAGCGGCATCGCGCCGCATCGGGCTCGCCGTGGCCTCGCGCCACAGCGGAAGTCAGTACGTCATAGAAGGTGTGCCCGGCGACCCTATGAACCCGGCCGACCAGTCAGAGCCC